ACTTCTCATTACGGCCCTCGGGATAACTCAAAGAACCCACAAATTTCTTCATACCATAGAGGTATCGATTACGGCGTACAGGTAGGTACTCCGATTGTTGCGGCAGCTAACGGTACTATTACACATGCTGGAACGCATAGACAATACGGATACTATGTAATTATAAATCATGGAAAGAAGAGCACCCTTTACGGACACTTAAGCCAAATTTTAGTAAAAGTTGGACAGCACGTAAATAAGGGCGACGTAATTGCAAAGTCTGGCGGTAAGAAAGGTGCTCCAGGAGCAGGTACTTCTACGGGTCCTCACCTTCACTTTGAGCTTAGAGATCCAGGAGGGGTTGGAGCACAAGGACGAGTAAACCCTAAGAGTTTCTTTGGTAAGTTAGTAAGTAACGTTAAGAGCGCTGTAAGCAACATCTTTGGTGCTGTAAAAGGATTTTTAGGGATAGGTAAAGAAAAAGAAGAAATTAAAAGCAAGACTATTCGTAACTCCGGAGAAGGATTGCGTTTTGAAGGATCCTTATCTAACCTAAGTAGCGTGCCATTAAGTGAGTCTTTAAGCAGCTCTATGATGTCTGGAGCTCCAATAAACTTTGCTGATTTTCAAAAAGAGTTTCCAGCTGATGATATTGAACAAGGTATAAAGATTAGAAAATCTGGCGGAGAACATTTCTTAAACAACACTATAGACAAAGTGTCTGGTGACAGTGGATCTATGGTAGGCGGAAGCAGAAAGGGATTAATTAAGTTCTTACATAACATTGGTTTTAGAGGAAAAGCTTTAGACACTGCGTTTGCTGTTGCATTAGCTGAATCTGGTGGTAACTCTGGAACTATTAATAAGCGTACTAAAGATTATGGCCTATTCCAAATTAACATGGATGGCAAAAACTATGACGAGAGAATAAAGAAAGAGTGGAACTATCACGGTACTAAGTTTAAATTAAAGGGGCTTGGTGATCTTTTAAATCCTACAACTAATGCCAAAGTTGCATATCACATGACCAATAAAGGAAGGAACTGGATTAGGTGGGTATCCCACAATACAGGTGACTATACCAAGTTCTTAGATGATGCGGTTATGGCTAGAGAACAAGCAGGTATTGGTGGAGACAACCCCGCGACTGCTGGCATGGCCATGGAAACTACGGGTGCAGCGGGATACAGAAGATCTGGATCCATATCTGGGTCAGTAACTAGCAATCAAACAATAAATGTAAAGGTAGACTTACAACTTAAAGTAGATAAGTTGGGTAGCGCAGAAATTACGAGAGTTGCTTCTAGCTTAAAGAAAGCTATCAATGATGAGTTTAAGGTAAACGGACTGGGAGTTAACTAATGGCTTGGACATATAAAAATCTTTCTTCCGTACAAGATGCAAATACTGTATATCAGGCAGGATACCCAGCGTACTTTTGGACCGTAGATTGCTATGAAGCTGGGGGTCAAACCGCTGTTGCGGTTCCAGTAAATACAGATAATAAAAGTGTGTATAAAGGTAACACCATTTATTATGTGGTTAGAGTCTGGAAACAAGGCTCTTCTACCCTTTCTATTTCAAATCCAGCGACTCCATTAACAAGAGACGATGACGTAGAGGTATACGTTTTAGATTCTTATAGAACTGCTCAAGCTGCTAACTTTGAAATTAGTGAGGTTGAATGGAGAAAACATGAAAAATTATTTAGAAGAAAAACTGCCGGTGATTTTCCTTATTTTGTTGACCCTACTTATACAGTAAGTACTAGTGGTGTAACTACAGATAACGAAACAACAAAAAGACTTTTTGTTTTTACCGCAAAAGCAAAAAAATCAAACGTATTTCTTCAACCAGATATCTATGTAAAACTAAAGAAAAACGGAAATGAGAACAGCTCAAATGATGACAGAGAAGTTCTTCCCCACAGTAACACATATGTTACGGGTATAAGTTTTACTAGTGCTATATCTAAAACCCCATCAATACCAAAAATTGTAAAAGAAGAAGCATACCAAGAAGAGTTAATTGCACTAGATAGATGCTCTACTCCTAATCGATGGGCTGCTGTAATTAAAGATCCAGATATTAAACCAAACGCTGTAAACTGGTCTTTACGATATTATCCACTAGACGCTGACAATATGAGTCCTGCCGTATTAAAACAAAACGTGCAGACTATCTATATTGGTTATGATAATAGAATTGGCGTGCCTGGACCCGATGGCGTAGACCACGGAAGAGTAGCTAGAGCACGACTAACAGAAATTAGAAATAATACTTGTAAAGAAGCTGAAGATGGTGGACCCTCAGAAGAACCTGATTTTGATAGAGGAAGACCAGAAGACTTTAAAGATTATTCGAGGACTAATCCCCCTAATCATTTTTATACCAGAAGTCCTTCTCACTGGTCAAAAATAAAAGACCAATACCTAAAAGATACAAAAACAACTCGTAGAGCAAGCTTTGTTGTTCCAGGAAAAAAAGATTTACTGTATCAAGAAACTTCCGAAAAAGGCGTTTTAGGAATGGTATTCCAAGATACACAAACAGCTAAAGCTTTAAATGCGGATACAAAAAAACCTTGGGGATTTAGGTTTATATACAACCCTACCTATGTCTCTTATGGTACCCAAATGGATACATCTATTGACTGGATATTAGCAACGCACGATCCAGCAAATTACATCGGTGGAAGCTTTAGCGTCAGTGTTCAGTTATATCTAAACCGAGTAGTAGACATGACTGAACTTGCTCCATTAAAAGGTAAGAATCAACCTTACTCAAAAAACTATCCTAGAGGATTAACTGCAGAAGAAGTTGAAGGAATCCTACATAGGGGCACCGAATATGATCTAGAGTTTTTATATAGAGTAGTAAACGGCGATCCTAAGGAAAGCTCTGGAACTTTACTAAGTTATAGCCAAGGCGGTTCAAAACCTAAAACTGCTGATTTTGGTTATATAACTGGAACTCCGGTATGGTTAAAAGTTCACCCTAATATGAGGTACAAAGTATCGCTTGCGTCTTTAAACGTAAATCACGTTATATTTAGCGAACAAATGATCCCTATGTTTTCTATTGTGGATCTTCAGTTTATTAGATACCCAGTTATTAGTGATACGGATGAAAAAGTACAGCAAGCTTGGTCTGATAAGAAGAAGAAAGTACGTACTGCTAATCTTGAAAAAGAAGGTGAGCAACCAAGTCAATGAGTAACATAACGCGTCGTTCTAGATACTTTACTGGGCCTTTAGCTCAGCTTGAAAATAAATCTACAGGCAACTATGACATTGCTGTTTACAGAGAATTTGAGGAGCTAGGTAATATTAGTTTCTTTGATTACACTTGGGTGTTTGGAGATAGCTTGGGAGCCTTAGCCGATAAGCATCTGCTTAACCCGGTGTTGTGGTGGAAGATACTAGAGATAAACCCTACAATAACAGACCCGTTTGATATTGAACCAGGAACGGTTATTAGGATTCCGTATGTCAATAGATAACCTATCTACGGCTTCAGAGGTTTTTCAATTTGAATCCTCGGCTTCTCCTTGGCTTTCGGACTTCTCTGTAAAATTTCCAAAGACTCCAGAGCTTGACTTAATACTTATAAGCGCAGATCTTTATCAAGAACAAGAAGCACACGATATCCTAGTTCTTACTTTTAAAGGTAAGTCTGAAGCCGATAACATCAGTATTGTATCTTCTGATCCAGTAGAGTTTAAATATGATAGCGCAGGAACAAACTCTACATTCCAAGGATACGTCTATCAAATAAACCCGGTGTCAACAGTAAAAGCACACGTTACTGAGATATGGTGCGTATCTGCATCAGCAGTGCTAAAAGACAGTGATCAAGTTGTATTTAAAAAAGTAACGGCTGATCAGGTGATAACAAAAATTGCTAAGAAAAGGGGCATGACCGCCGTAACTCAACGGCATCCTCGCCTACGAGAATCTATTGTCCAAGCTGGACAAACTGATTGGCAAATAATGAGACGCCTTGCAAAGCAAACCGGTTTTGCTTTAAGAACAGAAAACACCACCGTATTTTTTGTATCTAAAGATAAAATCTATCAAGATAAAAAAGCTAAAGCTCCATACTTTAGATACGTAGATGGATTAACAAAAGAAGAACGACAAGTTGGTACTTGTTTTAGATTTACTCCAAATCTTTCTGACGATTCATTAGAAACCGGAGTACGTGTAGATCGAGTAATGACCGGCACTAATGCCTCTTCTGGAGGAATCATATCTACTAGCCACGCTACAAAAGATTATGCTGGAAAAGAAAGCTTAGGAAAAGTAGTACCAAGCAAGGAGTACTTTGATGCCATCTAAATCTACAAAGTATTCTAAGGTTAGTTCCAGTAGTAAACCTAAAGCAAAGTATAAGAAACATCACGTACACGAAGTTACTACTAGCCTAACAGAAGCAAAAGCAATTGCAAATGACTTGGCAGAAACTAAACGATATGCGTATAGAGCTACAGCTACGCTAGTTGGTAATGCTGGAATACGTCCTTACGACCCTATTTATATAGATGGCTTACCAAACGGAATGTCTGGATACTGGACAGTTCTAAAAGTTGTTCATAGATTTGGAAGAATACCCGCTAACTACATGCTTGAAGTAGAACTAGGTACCGATCTGCTTGGGGAAGAAAACCCTAAAGCCTACAAAGCTGTAGAGACTAGAGATGTTAACTCAGAGTTAGCTGGACAAAATATTGCTCCTGCAGAGTCTGTATTAGTTGATTATGCTTTTTCTGTAAATGATACTGAGTTATATAAACCACCTATTGAGTCAGTAAATATAAAGCCACGAGATACAGCTGTGACTCCAGTAGTAAACTCTCCTGATTTATACCAAGACGCTATACCAGATTTTTCTGCAGTAAAGAGAAGTACCTCTTGGCAAGCTACTAAAGCAAGTAGGGTATTATGAACACTAGAGAAATCAATGATCTTAATTACATGCAGGATCCTCTTGGAAGAATTAGATTCTTTGGAGTGTACTCAGCCAGAGTTGTAGACGTAACTGACCCCCTTAAAAAAGGACGCATAAAAGTTCAAGTTCCCCAAGTAACTGGAACTGAAAGCTCAGGTTGGCTTGATCAAGTAACTGGAAAAATTGCTGATGTAAATATGCCGTACGGCACATTTACTTCCTCATCTACTCAGTCTATAACAACTTCGGTAGCAGCTATAACTGGTTGGACTAAACAGAATGCTAATAAGATTACTGTAAGTGGAACTCAAATTATTATGCCTGAAACGGGAACATACCTAGTAAATTCTTTAGCTACTTTTACAAAAAACTCTTTAGGACAAAGTAACATATCTTTGTCTTTAAGAAAAAATGGAGCGGCTGTAGCCAATACTACTCAAACGGTAACAGCCTTGGGATTGATTAGCGGCCACACTATAACGGCGTATACCCATACAGCTCCGTCTGGTGGAGGTACAGTCACAGGAAACCATACCGATATGGTAATAAACCATAGCGGTACCGCTCCTATACAGCAGGTATCTCTTACATATACTCTAGAATTAAAAGCAAAAGACTACCTAGAAATAGGGTGCCAAGGTTCAGCGGCAGGAGCGGCTTTATCGGGCAGCGCCATTACTTCAGTAAATTTTGTAGGAAAGTTTGTACCTAAAATTGGATCGAATGTATGGGTTATGTTTGAGGGTGGAGATCCCGAATTTCCCGTATGGATAGGAGCTAAGGCATGAGAGCAATAAACTACCCGTTTACTCTAGACCTCTTTGGAAAACTAGAAGCAGTGACTACTGAATCTAAAATATATATGGATCGGATGTTGACCCTACTATCTACCCCCAAAGGTCAACGACCATGGAATCCGGATTATGGGACTGACATAGCTAGTGCTTTATTTGAAAACGATAACGACTTTTATACTGCTGCCAAGGTGGCTATTACTGAGGCTATGGACAGATGGCTTCCCGAGCTTCGTATTACTAGCCTGGTCTTAGATGAAATTAGCTCTGAGGGTTATGCGAATATAACCGTTGTGGCGGCACTACCAAACGATAGACTTACCTCTGTAACTATAAGTAGCGCAGTATTTGGCGCTAACGGACTAATAGAAAGCGCGGCTCAGTAATGCAAATAGACTACACCTCTAGAGACTACGAGGCTTTGCGTGCTGACTTGATTCGTCTAATAAATCAGCGAACTAATTTTAACTGGAATGCTGAAGATGAGTCAGATTTTGGAGCAGTTCTTTTAGATGCATTTGCCTATATGGGCGACATTATGTCGTATTATTTAGACCGCGTAGCTAATGAAACGGGCGTTGATACAGCGGTAAAAACTGAAACACTTCTTAAGTTTGCAGAACTTTACGGGTATAAACCTTCAGGACCTACTCCTGCCGAATTAACCGTTTCATTTTTAAATAACGGTGATGCCAATATAACTTTACCTGCGGGTACTCAAGTAATGGCCCCATTAACTACAGGTAACTACAGCGAAGTATATTTTGAAACAGTAGAGGCCATTATTGCACTGCAACCTGGACAAAGCATTTCTGTGCCGACTAGAGAAGGTAAAACAGTTAACACAGATCGTCCAGACTTAATTAGCCCAACTACGTATAAGCCTCTTCCCGTAAGTGTAGGAACATCTGACGGAACAGCTAGCCAAGAGTTTGATTTGTTTGATATAGGAATTGTAGACGATAGCTTAGTTGTATACGTTGGACAAGGAACTGCGTTTACTCCATGGA